AGGCCAAGGGGCGGGGGCTGGTAGCAAAACGAAAGGGAGTGAGCGCATGGCTGGCGGAGCGCCAAGGAAATGGAAAAGCGTAAAGGCAATGCAGGAAGCCATTGACGCTTACTTTGAGAGCTGCAAAGGGACACCGCTTATGATTGACGGCGATGTTGCCACAGATAAATACGGAAGGCCGATTATTTTAGATGAAAAGCCGCCGACGGTAACAGGACTGGCGCTGTCGCTTGGGTTCACAGGGCGGCAGGCGCTGATTGATTATCAGGCAAGGCCAGAGTTTGCGGACACGGTTACGCGCGCGAAGTCCCGCTGCGAGGAATACGCCGAATCTCGGCTCTACGACAAAGACGGTGCGAACGGCGCGAAATTCTCGCTTGGCTGCAATTTTGGTTGGAATTCCGAGAACGAAAAAAACGGAGACCCTGCGGCGTTGGCAGCTTTGATCACTGCGTTAAAGGGCGAGAACAATGCAAATTAAAACGCTATCCGCAAAGCAGCGCAAAATAATGGAGTTTATCAGCTCCGATGATATGGCGCTGATTTGTGACGGCTCCGTCCGTTCCGGAAAGACGACGGTCATGTCGATGGCGTTTGTGCTGTGGGCGATGCAGAACTACGACCGCACAAATTTCGCCATTTGCGGGAAAACGGTACAGGCAGCGGAGCGGAACATCCTGAAACCGTTGATGGAGGTCGACGGATTGGGCGCGGCGCTATCCATGCATTACAAGGTTTCCACGAGGATTTTAACCGTTCGGTGTGGAGATAGAACGAATTGGTTTTACCTGTTCGGGGGTAAGGATGAAAGCTCGTATATGCTCATCCAAGGCATCACGCTTGCTGGCGTTCTATTCGATGAAGTGGCACTTATGCCGCGTTCGTTCGTAGAGCAAGCGCTTTCCCGTGCGATTTCGTTTGAGCATCCGAAGTATTTTTTTAACTGCAACCCAGAATCACCGCAGCATTGGTTTTACAAAGAGTGGATTGAGAGCCAGCGGGAACACACGCAGCACATTCACTTTTTGCTGGAAGACAATCCGATTCTAACACCGCAGATGATCGAGCGGACAAAGGCGATGTATAGCGGCGTGTTTTACGACCGCTATATTCGCGGCTTGTGGGTGGTGGCCGAGGGCCTGATCTATCCCATGTTTGGCGAGAGCTGCATTGTGGACGAGCTGCCGGAAAAGGGCGAATATTATGTGTCCTGCGACTACGGCACGCTTAACCCGTTTTCCGCTGGGCTGTGGCGCTGGGACGGCAAGACGGCTACGCGCATCCGCGAGTATTACTATTCCGGGCGTGAGAGCCAGAAGAACAAGACGGACGAGGAATATGCCGACGAAATTGAAAAGCTCATCGGCGAGGCGAACGTCAAAAGCATCATCGTTGACCCGTCTGCTGCTTCATTCATCGAGGTTTTACGTCGGCGCGGCTATATAGTCCGCAAGGCAAACAACGACGTGACAAACGGAATTATGACTACGGCGCGGTTTTTGCAGGATGGCATTCTCAAGGTGCACCGCAGCTGCAAAGACTGTATCCGAGAATTCGGGCTTTATCGGTGGGACGAAAAATCCACCGATGACAGACCAATCAAGGAAAACGACCACGCAATGGACGAAACGCGGTATTTCGCTTATACGGTCCTGAAGAACAAGGCGTATCGGCGCGAGTATACACCACTTTGGAACGGATAGGACGGTGAGCGGCTATCAAAACATATAACGATCTTGTGGCGGTGGGCGAGGACGAAAAGGCGCGGATGGAGTTTATCCGCAGCGCGATCAACGAGCACCGCGAATCCCACGCATATAAGACGGCGGCGGATGCTGAGGAATATTACAACGGCCTGAATCCGACAATCAACCGTTATGAAAAGATCATCTACGATATGCAGGGGCGTAGCCACACGGATATGTGGACGGCAAACCATAAGCTGGCCAGCCGATTCTTCGGTCTGGCGGTGGATCAGGAGGTTTCGTATCTGCTGGGAAACGGCGTGACCTTTGCCGAGAAGGAAACACCCAACAAGCTGTGCCCGGACTTCGACCAGGAGGTCATGGATGCAGCGCGTGAAGCGAAAATCGCAGGCGTGTCCTTCGGTTTCTGGGATTTGACGCATTTGCGGGTGTTCTCCCTGCTTGAGTTCGTCCCCCTCTATGATGAAGAGGACGGTGCAATGAAAGCCGGTATCCGGTTTTGGCAGGTGGCACAGAATAAGCCGTTGAGAGCGACGCTGTATGAGATTGACGGCTTTACCGAGTATTTCCAGCCCAGCGACGAGGATATGGCCGTCATGCAACCGAAGCGCAGCTATAAGCTGATCGAGCGCAAGGCGGAGGTCGGCGCAACTGAAATCTACGACGGCGGGAACTATCCGAGTTTCCCCATCGTCCCGCTGAAAAACAATAAGCGGTGTCTCTCCGAGATCATCGGCAAGCGCAACACCATTGACGCGCTGGATCTGGCGTCCTCTAACATGGTCAACAACGTGGACGAGGGCAATCTGATCTATTGGGTGCTTTCCAATTGTAACGGCATGAACGATCTGGATGACGCGAAATTTGTGGAGCGATTGAAAACCACGCATGTCGCCCACGCCAACGGCGACGATGGCGCAAAGGTGGAGAGCAAGACCATCGAGGCTCCGTTTGAGGGAACCAGCAGCACCATTGATATGCTGAAAAAGAAACTCTATGAAGATTTCCAGTGCTTTGACGCTGCGGCGGTATCTGCAGGGAACCAGACGGCGACCGCGATCAAGGCCAGTTATGTGCCGCTGGATTTGAAAACGGATAAGTTTGAATCCGAGGTCACGAGGTTTATTGTGGAAATCCTGCGTCTGGCGGGCATTGAGGACAAGCCGAGTTATATGCGCAATCAGATCATCAACAAGAGCGAGGAAACGCAGAACATCCTTCTGGGCGCGGCGTATTACGATGACGAGTACATCACAAAGAAGCTGTTGACGATCAACGGTGACATTGACCAGTACGAGGACATGGCAAAGCGGAAGGAGGCAGAGGAAATCGACCGCAGTTTTACGAATGAAAAAGGAATGTTTGAAACGGAGGTAGAGTGATGGGCGGCAGAGGCGGAGCAGGTGGCGGCATTGGAGCCGGAGAATCTGGGCGTGGGCACGGTATGAGCCTTGCGCGGTTTTTGTCACAGCAAGATATTAACCGAGCAAACGCTGCGTCTGTCACTGATATGGGCGATATTATCAGGCGCACATTCGAGCGCAACGCTGCTGAAATCAATGGGCTTGAGCTGTCGGACGCTGAAAAGAAAGACGCGGTAAAGCAGATGGCAACTCTCACAACAACGGCGCTCAAAACGGCGGCAGGAGCAGTCAATCCTTATGCAAGCGGGCCTGCGCACCTGACAACGGCGCAAAAAACAGGAAGCGCCGCAGACAGAGCTGCAAGAGTGCGCGGTGAAATAGATAGCTACATGCGGAAATTGCGTGACCAGTCCAGTAAAAACCGCAAAGCAGCAGAAAACAAGGCGTTTTCCAATGCCTTTGCAACAGCGCAAAAGTCCGGCGCGTTGGAGGTTACGGTAAACGGCAAGAAATACCGCAGAGCTAACAAGCGCAGCGGTACATGGCGTCCGGTATGATTAACTTTGAAAATCTTGACAAGTTTACATTCCCCGGCGTTGGGAAGTACGACATTCCGCAGATTGAGCCGGTCAAGGCGTATCCGCAGGGCGAGTTTATCCCGGTAAATTACCATTACACTGCAAAAGACCCAGCGAACAAAATCGTACATTTCTTCGTGGACGATTACCAGTTCATCCGACATTGGAACACGCCTGACAAGTATTTCCCCAAGCTGTCCGAGTTTGCGGCGGTATGCGCACCGGATTTTTCGACTTACACAGATATGCCGCTTGCAATGCAGATATACAACCATTATCGCAAGCACTGGTTGGCGGCGTACTGGCAGTTGCACGGAATGACGGTCTATCCAACGATCTCATGGAGCGACGAGAACAGTTACGATTGGTGCTTTGACGGTGAGCCAGTCGGCGGTGTTGTGGCGGTTAGTTCGGTAGGCACACAGCAGAACAAGGAAAGCAAGCGGCTGTTTCTGCGCGGTTATGAGGAAATGATGAAACGGCTATCGCCGGAATGGGTGATATTCTACGGAAAAGCGCCGGAAGAATGCGACTGGAATGTTATTAGGGTGCAGCCGCACTACGACGAGATTGTGGAACGGAGGCAGAAATGCCAAACGAAGACCTCGGTCACAAGCTGACAGACAAGGAGCTTGCGAAGCTGGAACGGCGCATTGCGAAGCTATACCGCGAAGCCGGAAAGGAATTGCAGGCTACCATCGACGCATATTTTGAGCAATTCAAAAAGCGCGACGAGGAAATGAAGGCGCTGATCGGCACCGTGCAGAACGGTAAGGAGTGGACGGACGCCGACTACAAGCAATGGCGGCTCAATCAGATCGGGCGTGGGGAGCGCTATCAGGCCATGCGGGACAAGGTTGCGCACCGTGTCACGGATGCAAACGTCGTGGCAGTGTCCTACACTAACGATGCTACGCCTGGTATTTACTCCCTTAACCGCAACTATGCGGCGTACACTATCGAGAGTGTGGCTGGGGACGTGGGCTTTGACTTGTGGGACGAGCAGACGGTGAAACGCCTGGTCGTGGAGCAGCCGGGGTTGATGCCGTACTATCCAAAGGACAGGGCACTGAAACGGGGCATTGATCTTGCGTATGGCAAAAAGCAAATTACCAAGAGTGTCACCAGCTCTATCTTGCTGGGAAAGAGCATCAAGCACATGGCAGACGACCTGCAAAAGCGCATTACCACCATGAGCCGCGATTCCGCCATCCGCACCGCCAGAACCGCCGTTACCGGTGCGCAGAACGCCGGACGCATGGACAGCTACGCGGCGGCGGAGAAGATGGGCATCAAGCTAAAAAAAGAATGGTTGGCTACGCTGGACTCGCGTACACGCCACTCTCATGCCATGCTTGACGGCGAACAAGTGGCGCAGGACAAGAAGTTTTCTAACGGTTGTCGTTTTCCCGGCGACCCACAAGGGCCACCGTGGGAGATATATAACTGCCGCTGTACGCTGATTGCCGCCGTGGAGGGTGTAGATACCTCTACTGCGCAGAGACGCGCCAGAAACGCCGATACAGGGCAAACAGAGGTTATTTCGAATATGACCTATGCAGAATGGGCGGGGTGGAAGAAAGCGGAAGCGAAAAAGGGAAATAAAACCTTTAATACAGTCAAAGAGGCTGAGGCGTGGATACATGACCAAGGTATTGATTTTGTCATACTTAATGGGGCCGATGCCAAAACAGCAAGTACAATCGCTAATGCGGTAAACACGCTCCCGCCGGGGATAACCCCTAAAGCCATTACGGATTTGACAAGTTTCAAAAAAGGATTTGGGGGAAAATTGCAACGGAAAGACGCTCAAATTTACGGTGTTACGCTTGATAACCTCTGGGGGATAAATTTCGGAGATGGCATGAGGGATTATGACGGCGGCGTTATGGTTGGGTTTAACTTCCGAAATTACAAAAATGCTACCGCTATTGCGAAATCAAAAGAAGATACAAATAAGCGGTATATGGAAAAAACAGGGCATATGTGGCACTTTAATTTGAGCGGAGAAGCTACATATTACCACGAAATAGGACACGCATATGCGGAACTAAAGCGTGAATTGCCAACGGGATTCCATGAGGCGGTGCAAAAGTGGTACAAAGAAAGCCAATGCGATATTTTGCAAAAGGATAGCGAAGCATGGGCGGAAGCGTGGGCGGCATATCACCTTGGGGATAGTAGACTACCAGATTATATAGCTGAATTTATAAAGGGGGTATATTGATGCAATGTATTCCGCTCTGCCTTGATTGCAAAAACTGGGGAGCGAATGATGAATGCCCATATTACACCCCAATCCCACCCGAAATTAAATTGAGAGAACAACTATGCAAGCACTATACGGGCGGGGGATATACCGTGTTTTCTGAGGAGAAAAAATGAGCGTTACAATCGAAGACCACAGTGCGGAGGTTTCCGCTGAGATCAAAGCGGCGATTCTTCGCGGGCTTGAAAAATGCGGGCTGGTGGCAGAGGGATATGCGAAAAAGCTGTGTGACGGATTTAAAAATCCGACAGGCATCCTGCGCAACAGCATTACCCATGTGGTAGACGACGGCGAGCCCGCGGCGTACATCGGCACGGATTCCGAGCACGGCGAGTACGTTGAATTAGGTACCGGCATTTATGCCGAGGGAGGCGGAGGACGGCCTACGCCGTGGGTGTATCAGGATGAAAAAGGCAACTGGCACTACACGCGAGGCAACAAGGCACAGCCATTTTTGAAACCCGCTGCCGCCGACCATGCGGGACAGTACCGGGACATTCTGGAAAGCGAGCTGAAAAATGGATAACGAGACCATCAAGGCCATTGAAGCCATTATCAAGCGCGGCAACGATGCTGAAATACGCCGAAAAGGCGACGGGTACATCGTCTTAGAGGTCAAGAAAACAATCAAATATTCAACTTCCGCGTAATAGGGCGCGGAAAAGGGCAATAGGAGCCAGCTACCGAGTTTTTCTCGGTGGTTGGCTCTTTTGTTTTAGGTAAAACCCGCGAGGTACAGCGGTTTTTATACAACGTTCGCCCCCGAAGAATTGGGGCCAAGGAAAAGGAGAACGAATAACATGGCGAAATTTACGAGAGCGGAAATTAGAAATATTCTCGGCGAGGCTTGCACCGAAGAGATCGAAAATCGCTTGGTTGCGCTGCATCTGGGCGTGGTTGACCCCCTCAAGGACGATCTCACGAAGTACAAGGCGGACGCAGAGAAGCTGCTCGGCGTCCAGAAGGAATTGGACGACCTCAAGGCAGCGGGTGACGGCGGCTATAAGGAAAAGTACGAGAAGGAACACTCGGCCTTTGAATCTTACAAATCCGACGTCACGGCAAAGGAAAGCAAGGCGGCAAAGGAAAAGGCCGTGCGCGCTTACTTTGAGAGCAAAAACATCACCGGCGCGAATTTGGACCTTGCCATGCGTGGCTGCGGCGAAGAAATGGCCGCATTGGAGCTGGACGGCGAGAAGATCAAGGACACCAAGAGCCTTGATGCACTCGTAAACGGCACCTACAAGGGGCTTGTCTCCACCACGCAGACGCACGGTGCGAATCCTGCCAATCCCCCGGCGAACACCGGCGGCGCGAATCTGACCAAGGCAGACATCTACAAAAAGGACGATAAGGGCCGCTATGTAATGTCTACTGCCGAACGGCAGAAAGCACTTGCCGAAAATCCTGATCTGATGAACTGAAAGGAGCCTTTAACATGGCAGCAACTAAAGTTGAAACTTTGACCCAGCCCCGTGATTCTCTGCCCAATGTCTATACCAGCGTGACCGCGCGCGAGGTCGACTTTGTTACCCGGTTTGATGACAACTGGGAGGCGCTGAGAAATATTCTGGGCATCACTCGCCCTATCCGAAAGACCCCCGGTACGTCTCTGGTGTCTTACACCGCCAGTATTGACCTGGAGAGCGGCTCTGTTGACCCCGGCGAGGTCATCCCCTACAGCAAGACCACCATCGTGCAGGCGGCAAAGTCTGACCTGACGATTGAGAAGTACGCGAAAGCCGTACCCATCGAAGATGTGAACAAGTACGGCGCGGAAATCGCCGTAGAAAAGTCCGATGACGCATTCCTGACAAAGCTCCAGAATGTTGTCATGGGTAAGTTCTACACCTTCTTGAACACCGGCAGCCTGACCAAGACCGCCACCACCTGGCAGGATGCGCTTGCCAAGGCTCAGGGCGAGGTTCTGAACAAGTTTGCCACTATCCAGAAGGATGTCACCCAGGTGGTAGGTTTTGCCAACATTCTGGATGCCTATGACTATCTGGGTACTGCAAACATCACCGTACAGACCCAGTTCGGCATCAACTACATCAAAGATTTCATGGGCTATTCCACCCTGTTCCTGCTGCCTGCGGCGCAGATCGCCCGGAATAAGGTTATTGCTACCCCCGTGGAAAACATTGACCTGTACTATGTGGATCCCAGCGATAGCGAGTTTGCCCGCCTGGGCCTGAACTACACCGTTCAGGGCGAGACTAACCTGATTGGTTTCCACGCCCAGGGCAACTACAGCACCGCCGTAGGCGAGAGCTACGCGCTGATGGGTATGGCCCTGTGGGCTGAGTATCTGGACGGTATCGCCGTTGTGACCGTAACACCCGCCACCGTGGGGGGCTGATTGAGCCGCTAATGGCAACGGCGCCCGGCAGTGACGCAGACCTTAGCAACTTAACAAAGGCGGAATTGCTCGCGTATGCGGAGGAAAACGGCATTGCTGGGGTTAGCGGCTCAATGAAAAAGGCCGAAATCTATAAAATTGTTGCAGGTAGCTAAAGGAGGCAGCGCAATGCTTGAAAATGTTCTACGGCACTTAAACAACTGGTTCCTTGTGGAGATTCGCGAGGGCACGTTCACCGTGGAGAATGGCAGCATTGCGCTGCCTTTTCTCCAAACCAATCAATATTTCCGCATCTGTGGCTCCGTGTTCAACGATGGCCTGCACCAGTATCCGGCAGCTGACCTGACGGATGAAACCTTTACCGGGACGGTGTGGGTGCTGGCGGTGCCAAAGGCTGTTGTTTCCCTTGCCGAAGATATCGCCGCGTGGGAAGAAAAGAACGGGGAGGCCGTTGCAAGCCCGTATCAAAGCGAAAGCTTCGGGGGCTATTCTTACACCAAACGCAGCGCTGGAAGCGACAGCAACGCGTTAAACGGTTGGCAGGGCGCCTTTAAAGGCCGATTGAATGATTGGCGGAAGCTCAAGGGGGTGGAGCCGTAATGCTGTTGGATGCGTTTGGTAAAAAGTGTGTCCTGATTGAAAAGAAACGCACGGCCGACGGCGCTGGCGGCTATATCACGGAATGGGTTGACGGCGCAGAGTTTCTCAACTATCAGGCGCTTGATACATCCATGGAGGCCCGGAGGGCGGAACAGGAGGGCGTGACCTCGGTGTATTCTGCGCTGGTCAACCGGAACGTGCCCATTGAGTACAACGATTATTTCCGGGATAGGGAAACGGGGCTGACCTACCGGGTGACGTCAAACCCAGAGGAAAAGGCAGCTCCGAAATCTGCCGGACCGGCAATCCGGGCGCTTAAATTCTTCACTGCGGAGCGAAAGGAGCTGCCAAAATGACGAAGGATAAGGCGCTCCATGCGTGGTTTTCTCAATTCCTCCCGGCATTTCCAACATCCAATGTGCCGGAGGACGCGACGTTCCCGTGGCTGACCTATGAACTGATTACCGGGTCATGGGAGAGCGGGGGAATCGCTCTGACGGTAAACCTCTGGTATTACACGGAAAGCGAGGCAATTCCCAACGCCAAGGCACAGGAAATCTCTGACGCCATCGGCATGGGCGGCGCGTTCGTGCCCTATGACGGAGGCGCGATGTGGATCAAGCGCGGGTCCCCGTGGTGCCAGAACATCGCGGACGAGAGCGATAAGAACATCAAGCGGCGGTATCTCAACATCACGGTGGAATATCTGTCGCAAAACTGATGAAAGGACGAAGCTATGAAATTCACAAAAATTCCTTCCGACGCATTTCAGAAATTACAGATCAACGCCGGTATTCTGACCACCGATTTTACCCCGGCCACCGGAACCATCGGAGAGGCGGGACAGATCGGCGCGACTACCGGCGGCGTAAATTTTACCGCAACGCCCAGCTTCTCCGATTTTGGCGAAGACATTGACAACTGCCCGAAGAACATGAAGGAGCTGAAACGGCTGGATTCCTGGGATGCGAAAATGACGGGTACGTTTGTCAACGCAGACACCAAGATTGCAAAGAGCCTTTGCGGTGCTGCCGATGTGGGTACCAGCGATGGGAAGGTCACGCCTCGGAACGATCTGTCGGACGCTGACTTTGCCGACATCTGGCTGGTGGGCGACTACTCCGACAAGAACGGCGATAAAAATGGCGGCTTCATCGCCATTCACCTGATGAATGCACTGTCCACCGGCGGCTTCCAGCTGCAGACCAGCGATAAGGCAAAGGGCCAGTTTGCATTTGAGTATACCGCCCACTACTCCATGGCAGCACAGAACACGGTCCCCTTTGAGATCTATATTAAGGCCGGTACGGCGGAGGGCTGATATGAAACTTTCCGACATTCAGGGCGAGCGGGTGTTTGATGTTATCGCAGACATCATTGACCCCATTGCCAACATCGCAGAGGACGAGAAGGCTTCCGCCATGTTCCGGCGTGAAAAGATCCCAGAGGGAATGACGGTGAAGAAGTTTGCGACGCAGAGGGCGCGGAAAGCGCTCCCTGCGCTGCTCAAGGGTCACAAAGGCGACATCATCGCTATCCTTGCCGCCATCGAGGGCGTGAGCGCTGAGAGCTACAAGGGCGCGCTGAACCTCGTCAAGCTGATGCGCGACGCGACGGAGCTTTTGACCGATGATGCGTTTACCGCGCTTTTTATCTCAGCGCAGAGCGGGAAATCCTCTGGCTCTGCGCAGGAGAATACCGAGGGCAAAGGCAAATAAAGCCGTTCATGCGGTACTGTGCGGCGCGGCTCAATGAAAAAGCAAGAAATGACGCATACCGCATCTATGTGACCGACGCGCTGCGCGTGGTTGCGGAAAACACGGCGCGATACGCGGGCGGGAACTACATCAAGGCGCGATATGCGGACATTATTGAGCCAAAAAAGCAGGACAACAGAACGTGCGAAGAGATTACCGCCGATATTGTCGCGCGGTGCGGATTGGTGGTGAAGCATGAATCTACTTGATTTATTTGTCAAAATCAGCGTAGACGACGGAGACGTAGACAAGGGCTTTTCGGAAACAAGCAGCAAGGCGGAAACGCTTGCTAGCAAACTGAAAGGCGGGCTTGCTACGGCGGCAAAGGTCGGCGGCGCTGCGATTGCGGCGGCTGGCGCAGCTGCGATTGCCATTACAAAACAGGCCGTAGAAAATTACGGCGAATACGAGCAGCTGGTTGGCGGCGTAGAAACGCTTTTCAAGTCCTCTGCCGACACCGTGATGCAGTACGCCGCGAACGCATACCAGACGGCGGGCATGAGCGCTAACGAGTACATGACTACGGTGACGGCGTTTTCTGCGTCGCTTCTGCAATCGATGGGCGGCGACACGGACGCGGCAGCGGAAAAGGCGAATCTGGCCATCACCGACATGAGCGACAACGCCAATAAGATGGGCACGGACATGCAGTCCATCCAGAACGCCTATCAGGGGTTTGCTAAGCAGAACTATACCATGCTTGATAACCTGAAGCTGGGCTATGGCGGCACGAAGGAGGAAATGCAGCGGCTGATCGACGATGCCAACGCCTTAAATGCCGCGCAGGGGAACTACACCAACTATACTATTGACAGCTACGCGGACATCGTTGACGCTATCCATACCGTGCAGACGGAAATGGGCATCACGGGCACAACGCAGATGGAAGCCAGCACGACGATTCAAGGCTCTATTGCGTCGATGAAAGCGGCGTATGAAAACTTTATCACGGGTCTCGGTGACGAAAACGCCGATATGGCGGAGCTAACTACAAACCTTTTGGGCAGCACCGTGACGGTGGCGGAAAATCTCTTGCCGGTCGTTGAGAGGATCCTTGAAAACATCGGCGTTGTGGTGCAGGAAAAAGGCCCTGAAATGATTGAAAAATTCGTCGGCTATGCCGTCGAAAAACTGCCGCAGGTCATTGAGCTGGGCATGAAGATGGTGTTGGCGATCGTCAGCGGACTTGCCGCGAATTTGCCGCAAATCGTTCAGTCGGTGCTTGACATGATGGCAACCATTGCAAAGACCTTCGTTTCCTCGCTCCCTGACATCGTGGATGTGGGCAAGCAGATTGTGAAGGGTTTGTGGGAAGGTATCAAGGCAATGGGCAGCTGGATCAAAGAAAAAGTTTCTGGCTTCTTTGGCGGCATTGTGGATAACGTCAAAGGCGTTCTTGGTATTCATTCCCCGTCCCGCGTATTCGCTGGGATCGGTGAAAACATGGCGCTGGGTCTTGGCGAGGGCTGGGATGACGAATACGGCAATATCAAGCGAGGCATTACCTCTGGGCTGGACTTCGGTACGGCATCGGTAGGCTTTGCGGATTCCGGCATCGGCATTTCCAGCGCGGCTATTGTGAATGGGCTGGGCGAAGGGAAGCAATCCGGCGGATCATTTACGTTCAACCTGATGTTCCCTGACATGACCAAATTTGCATCCTATGTGTTTGACCCGCTGACCGGCTATGCGCAGGCAAACGGTACGCCAATTCTGAACCCCATTGCATGAGGTGAAACATGACGGAATTGATTTTAGACGCCAACGGCATGGCGGTGGCGCTGCCGGAGAGCCGTGATGGCGGATACAATGTGCAAAATATCTCCCTGTCGGTTGATGTACAGATGATCTCGGGGCGAACGGCACGGGAGCTGCGGGGAAATGTGTGGCAGGTGTCCTATCAATACGGATATTTTGATGCGGAAATGAAAAACAAGGTAATCGCGGCCTGTGAGAAGGGAACACGGGAACCGATTATCTGCGGTTTTTTGCCACAGGAATCCGATGGGGCGCTGCAATACTCCAGCTTTATCGTAACGTCTTTTACCCGGCCTAAGTTTATGTGGTCGCGGCGAAGCGGACGTGGAGAGGAGACCAAAGAGACCCCGTTGTGGGCAGACTTTACCGTGGAATTGCGGGAGGTGACGCCGCATGATTAAAAGTGGACAGGCATATCATGCGGCGATCACAGGCGACGCGCGGCGGGTGCTGCTACGGGCGGTCATTGACATCATCTCCCCGGACATCGTGTTTGGCGCCGGGGAGGTCTCCGGGCAGATTCCATGGAGCAAGCCGGAGCAACTCCACGATAAGGTTTTTGGAAATCCCACCAAGTACGCTACGTTAGAGCGTGACCGGTGGGCGCTGGATGGGACGTGGGACCTTCTCCCGGACGATCCCACTCAGACGGTGGGCCAGATGGGTTACATCGGCAACATGCTGTCTGGCGCGGACGGGACGTTTTCCACGCCGCCGTGGGTGGAGCTGCAATTCTCCGGCGTGTCTGTCTTGCAGGCATGCTCCGTATATTTCCCAGGCAATGACTATGACGGGCTTCCGGAGGATTTCGCGGTGGAGGTCAAGCAGGGCGGTACGGCGTACCACACGCGGACTTACACCGGCAACACGGCATCCTCCGTATCGCTGGAGGGCTTCACGGTCAACAACCCTGACGCCATCCGGGTGACGGTGACAAAATGGTCGCGGCCCAGCAGGCGGATGCGGTTGGTAGAGATCGTCCCCGGCGTGTATGAGAACTGGGACGGCGGGATGATCGCCGAGTTCAGCGTCAAGCAGCAGGGCAATGTGGCGGCCACAGCGCTGCCGTATGGCACGTGCACCCTCAAGATCGACAACCTTTCCCGGCGGTTTGAGCCGCGCAGCAAAAACGGCATTTTCCAGTCCATCGAGGAGCGGCAGGGGATTGACGTCTCTTTGGGTGTCCGGCTGGCGGACGGCACGGACGAGTACAAGCGGCTGGGGATTTTCTACCAGTATTCCGGCGGGTGGAAAACCGGCGACAACGGCCTAACGATGCAGTGGAATCTGGTGGACATCATCGGCCTGCTGGCAAACCGGGAATTTCTGGCCCCCGCCACGCTGCCCACGACGCTGGGCGGGTGGATCGGCGCTCTGGCGGCGCAGCTGGGCGTCAACTTTAAGAGCCGCTGGCACGTGGATCCCAACTACACGGCGCTGCCGGTGACGGTGCGGGTGGCGGAGGACCTGCAAGGCAAAAAGTGCGGGGATATCCTCCGCTGGGTGTGCCAGGCCACGGGAACATGGCCCAGGGCGGACGCATCCACTGGAGACCTGACCGCCGAGCCGCTGTGGAGCGAGGGCAACAAGGTGACACTGGACAACCTCAACAGCTACCCAACCATGAAGGCAAACGGAGACGTGGCGGCGCTGATCTTCACCCTCAACGATGGGGCGGACACGAAATACATCGTGTCCGGTAACGCCACATCGTCCAGCGAGACGGTGAGCATCGACAACCCGTTTATCAAGACCGAGGCGCAGGCGTTGGCGGCGGCGCGGCTGATCCTCGCCACCTACGGCGGAAACGTGCTGGATCTGACAGGCCGGGGCGATCCGTCCTCCGAAATCGGAGATGTGGAGACGGTGTGGCTGGACGAGAGTCAGGCCACCACGGCGCGGCTGACCATGCAGACGTTCCAGTTTTCGGACGGCGTCATGCAGGGTTGCCAGAGCCAGCTGCTACAGGCGGACGGCAGCTTTTTGTATCAGGGGCGCGAGGTCATCACCACCCCCGGCACATGGAAGGCACCGGCGGGAAAGAAATCTCTGCGGGTCATCCTCGTGGGAAAGGGCGGCGACGGCACCCGTGGCGCAGACGGCACGTGGGACGCTGCCGGTGCGGACGGCGTGGACGGTCTTGGCGGTCTGGTATGGGCCGGGACCATCAACATCAACGATGGCCAGGAGTTCCCGGTGGCCTTCGGGACGGACACCACCTTCGGCGCGTACTCCTCCGCCAAAGGCAAGCGCTACGATAACGGATACACGGACGTGGCCAGCGGCGACAGCTTCGCTCGGACGGGCGTGGCAAAGCCAGTGCCGGGAGCCGGAGACGGCGGTGCTGGCGGCAAGGGCGGCGAACAGGGGCGGCGGGAGGAAAAAACATGGACGGATGATGCGGGTGTATCACACAACTCATGGAAAGTCTATAGTTACCCAAAACCCGGTTTAAATGGCGCGTTAGGTGCTTTGGGCTGCGTGGTGATCTATTGGGATAAGGAGGACGCATGAGTGATTACACAATGCTCCTCCCTAAAATCACATCAGTGAGCTTTACGCCAAACCCCGTTGACATCAACGCAAAAACAAAGCTGACAATCACGGTTACAGAAGAAACTATTGTTTTAGAGCCGGAGATCTGGTATTCCAACGAGATCTACGCCGGGGAGGTTTAACATGGCGATCAAAACAGTACAGGCAATTATCAACGGCCAAGCGTACACCCTGACTTTCAACAGCGGAACGGGGAAGTACGAGGCCACCATCACAGCGCCGGGGAAAACGTCCTTCAACCAGCCCGGCGGCTACTACAATGTACAGGTCAAGGCCACCAACGAAGCCGGGTCGGTGGGCACGGCGGACGCCTCCACCATGGCGGGGCTGAAGCTGGTTGTGCGCGAGCGGGTGACTCCCGTCATCACCATCATCTCGCCGTCCACCGGTGCATATGTCAGCAACAGCAAGCAGCCGGTAGTCTTTACCGTTGTGGACGAGCCGGACGGCTCCGGCGTGGATCTGTCCACGCTGGTGATCAAACAGGACGGGACGGCGGTTGCGTCCTCTGCCATCACCTCCACGGCCATCGCAAACGGCTATCAAGTGACGTACACCCCGACCACGGCCCTCACGGACGGCAGTCACACCGTCACGGTGGACTGCAAGGACCATGACGGCAACGCGGCGGCACAGAAGGCCACCACCTACAAGGTGGACACCGTACCGCCTACCCTTAACATCACGGCTCCCGTGGCGGGGCTCATCACGGTGTCCGCCTCTCAGACGGTGGCTGGCACCACCAACGATGCTACCAGCAGCCCCGTGACCATCAGCATCACCCTCAACGGTGTGGATCAGGGCGCGGTGACGGTGGCCTCCAACGGCAGCTTTACAAAATCCGTGACGCTGCGGGAGGGCAACAACACCATTGTGGTGACAGCCACGGACGCGGCGGGCCAAAAGGCCACGGTCTCCCGGACGGTGACGCTGGATACCTCCGTGCCGGTCATCAAGTCGGCCACCATTATGCCCAACCCGGTTGACGCGGGTAAGTCGATGGTGATTGCGGTGGAGATCGTATGAGTACGCAGATTTTAAGTGTCACGTTGCCCTTTGAGATTATCTATGTGACGGGCACCGTCAACGAAACGGCCTACACATGGACGCTGATTGAGGGAGCGTGGACAGCCACGGTGGACCGGGCGGAGGATGATACCTATCACGTTGCACTTACCGCCGTCAACGCGGCGGGAACAAGCTCCAACTTTGAGCTGACGCTCTACTACGGCCTGCTGACGCTCATCACGGATCGGACGGCGATGGATGTGGCGCAGAAGACCACAAAGAGTTTTTACAACGCCACCGACCTTAACCGGGTGGGTGCGGCCGTGGAATATGTAGCGGGACGGTTCCAGGCGCTGGGTTATGATTGCCAGGTGTCGGTCAAAAAGGGCTGGTCTGATTCGGACACACCTACGGCCAGCCAGATGGAGACGTACCGGCAGAACATTGCCACCCTGCGGCGGCAGATTGCAGTGATGCAGTCTACGCCGGAGACGCCGGAGACGATCCGGCAGCTGAATTACATCCGGGCCAACAACATCGAACAGATCTTGATGGATTTGGACCAGCTGATTACGAACATTCATAAATCGTGGTACTTTTCCGGCGAGATCTACGCCGGAGAGACGTGAAAGGAGCGAGCGTATGAAAGATCGAGTGCCCCGGTATCCGGGGCGGGTAAAGATGACGCCGGTTGCGGGGCAGGCCAACACCTACGACATGGTGCGAGCGGACGAGCCGACGCAGGAGGGCACGCCGCTGAATAAGGCGAACCTTCTGCGGGACGCTACCGCAGCCATGTTTGGCCTCAGCGCAACCACCGTGCCGGACGAGGTGCTGGCGTGGCTGGGGAAGTACGCAGAGCATTGGTGGGCTAAAAGAGATGTGGGATATATTTCCAATCGCAGTAATATTTCAAGCAATGTTAGAGTGGTTGGTTACGGGGGCAGCGGATTGGATCTGTTGATTGCAAAAGATGTAACCGTAAATCCGGCTACCGGCGAAGTATCTCTTGCAAACCCAACTACACATCACATTGATCCAATCATTAAATTTAATCAGGGAGTGGCTGCAGCTCAAGCACTCGCAGCTAAATCGCCGTGCTACCTGAAAAATACAGACGAGGAGCCGGAGTCGATTTTCTTCCTGCCTTCCGGATCAACTGGTGGAGACGTTGCCACTCGAACCGTCCGCTGGGTAAATGATGGAGAAGAGTTACTTTTGAACAAATCCGCTATTATACTACCCATGCGCATATCCTCTGTCCGCAAGGATGGCGCATATAGCTATATTCAGACGCCGACTCAAAATGCGTATCAAAGTGGGATTCAGGGGACAACGGAATATAGATATATGGGAAGGCCATTAGAAAATCTACCTACAACGGCCAGGCTTAGTTTTGGAAGCTATATTGGTACGGGCCTATATGGCCAGGATCATCCAAATCAGCTCCAATTTGATTTTTGGCCAACTATTGTGATTATTTCCACTGATGATGGACGTGGCCAACGTTTTTTTATATACCCACAAAAATACGGTAATATGTACAACCATGAGTATGGATATGTATATGATACATTTGTTGATTGGGTTGATAATTCCTTACACTGGTATGCTGATGGCCAAAATATCGATGCGAGTAACCAACTAAACATTATCGGGTCGGAATATCGTTACGTGGCGATTGGATGGGGTGACTATGGTAATCATTGAGATCAAGGCGCTTGAAAACGGAGCGCATCGAAACCAAACAGTGATGGGGTCCGTTCCGCCTCCAGACGGCTGGGCGGTGATTCCCGAAGATATGGAGATTCCGGAGACTTTTCCCTTTGTTAACGTGGAAACCGCGGACGGCGTGGTGACCGCAATGACAGCGGGAACCGTCCCTGATCCAGAGCCTGCGCCGGATCCTGAGCTGACAGTGTATGAGCGGGTATCAAAGCTGGAAACCGAGAACGGCAAACTGAAAAGTCAGATCCAGATGCAGGCACAGCAGCAGGAATTTCTGGAAAACTGCCTGCTGGAGATGGGCGATATTGTTTACGCGTGAGTTTTGGGCCGAATTGGCCCTGAACCTATATTTTTACTTATCGAAAGGAGATCAAGAAATGATGGCTATGTTGTATGCGAGCAAGATCTGTATGGAGGCGAAAAACCCCAAGACGAAAAAGCCCTGGGAGTTTGCGGATGTACCCCCGAAGCTGAAACAGCAGGTGGCGGACATCCTGATCAACGAGTGCGGCCTGCCGGCGCTGGTGCCTGCCGAGTACGGCGGCACGGCGGACGCCAATGCCTGACCGCTGCGTGTGCTGCGGGGCTATCATTCCGGAGGGGCGGCAGGGTTGTCCCATCTGCGAGCGGCAGTGGCCCCGGTTTTAACTGCACGAAACAAAGTCGGATTTTTGGCTCGCACGATATCAAGTCGGACCTAATCTGCAACATTAGGAGGCAACATGACAGAGACGATCGTATGCGCCCTCATCACCGGAGGGCTGACGCTGATGGGGGTCTTCATTGCCAACAGCAGGACCCAGGCGGTGACGGAGGCCAAGCTGGACGAGCTGACCAGGGAGGTCCGGGAGCACAACCACTTTGCCCAGCGTATGCCGGTGGTAGAGGAGCAGATCAAGGTCATCAATCACAGAATCGCTGACCTTGAAAAGGAGACAAGCAATATGTGTGAGGAGGAGAAACACTGTGGAAAATATTAAAAAGCGGGTGGCAAATCTGCTGGCGGTCAAGAGCCTGGTGACCATCACCCTGACGGTGGTCTTCGCCGTCCTGGCACTGCGGGGCAGCATTTCCGGGACGGAGTTCCTGACTATTTTCACCACGGTCATTGCCTTCTATTTCGGCACCCAGCGGGTCCGGGAGGACAAGGAATGACCAGGGCGGGGACGGTCCCGCTCCAGGATATGCAGTGGGTGCGGATTTATTTCAACAGAAAACGTCTCCGCTCCACCACAGTCAGCATGAAGAAGATGCTGGCGGAGGCGGGCGGAGACGCTATCTGCAATGGCTCCATCTTCCTGCGGAACCAGCAGCCCGCCTGTCACCTGAAAGCAGGCGGCAAGGTTTACAAGGCTCCGGCCTACCGAGCGTGGGCCATCAGCTGGAACACCCCGGCGGACTTCGGCGTGAAAACCGTACCCAACGGGGATCGGAATTACATGGAGTGCGTCCACCTTATCATCGGTGGGAAGAAGATTAGCCCCATCCACTGCGGGGCAGATATGCGCTACCGCGCTCCACGGACGGCCATCGGCACCAAGAACGGGCGGTTCGCCTACTATGTGAGCAAGGACCGGCGGTCGCCGGCACAGCTCCGGGACCTGCTGGCAGCGTCCGGCTGGGACAATGCCATTATGATGGACGGCGGCGGAAGCACCTGCTTCATGGACAAGGACGGCAAGGGCTTTACCGGGGACGGGCGGGTGATCCCGTTCTTCCTCGTATGGAAGTTGAAAAGCGGGGACGCACACGAACCGGAAGGAGTGAAACCTATGGTAGAGATCAACGCCTATTCCAAGGCGAAGGACGGCGGCAAGAAGCTGTCCGGCAATTTCAAGGTCAGCGAGTTTGCCTGCAAGGACGGCTCCGATGCCGTGCTGGTAGCGCCCCGGCTGGTGATGGTATTGCAGACCATCCGGGACCATTTCGGCATGGCTGTGACCATCAACAGCGGGTATCGGACGCCGCAGTACAATACCAAGGTCGGCGGCGTGGCCCACAGCCAGCACTGCTACGGCACGGCGGCGGACATTACTGTGCGGGGGCAGAAGCCGGCAGCGGTGGCGGCCTACGCAAGAGAACTCATGCCCGATTGGGGCGGCGTGGGGATTTATGGAAGCTTTTGCCATATCGACGTCCGGGAGAAACGCTCCGACTGGACGGGCTAAACTATTGAGAGGAGGGCACAGATGATGGCAACATCCACGCGGCATGGCCGCGCTCTGCAAGTCTGGGAAACCCATGGAGAAAACAAACCGAGAGATCCGGGCGCTGTTGTCATCTATGGCCCCGGCCCGGGCGGCGCAGGCTGTCCGGCTGGTAGGCTTGCCGCCTGACGAGGAGACGGCGGTGCTGGCGGTGGACGTCCACGGCCAAAGCTGCCTCCAAACGGCGGAGCGGCTGCATGTGAGCGTGGACACCGTAAAGCGGCTACGGCGCTCTGCTTACCGAAAATTGCAAGACGAAATCTATACTACACGTTGAGAGACGCGGTTCAATTTGAACCGCGTCTTTTTTGCGCACTTTTCTGCCCTTTTCCTGCCACTTCGAATGGAGTTTTTTGGCTTACCATGAAAGCAGAGCAAAGGAGGGGTTCTCCGTGATTACAACTGGTAGAGAATACATTGACCGTCTGCGGGCGTGCGGAATGAGCGAATCCAGCGCCACAGATATTTGTTATAAATACGCAGCACAGAATGATGAAGAAGGGCTGGCTGAATTGGTAAGAGCAAACGAACTGCTCTACGATGACCGCCGGGAATATGTATAAGTATTTCAACCCAAACCCCTGCGGGAAAAATGTGGGGGATTGCACCGTGCGGGCAATCGTAAAGGCTACCGGTAAGGATTGGGGCGAGATTTATTTGCGGCTCTGTATCCAAGGGTATCTGGATGGTGATATGCCGTCGGCTAACTCTTGCTGGGGGCGGTATCTCCGCGGCATCGGATATCGGCGGTACATCGTGCCGGACACCTGCCCGGACTGTTACACGGTGGGCCAATTTGCGGAGGATCACCCAGATGGCACCTATATTTTGGCTTTGTCCGGTCATGTGGTCTGCGTCTGCGACGGCATGATCTGGGACAGCTGGGACAGCAGCAACGAGAACATCTTGTATTACTGGGTCAAGGAGGATGACTAAAATGGCATACACACCTTACGGATGGCAAAATCCTTATTACGCACAGCCCATGCCGGATAACCTGGCACAACTCCGTCAACAGCAGATGCCTCCAATGATGGCACCGCAGCCACCGCAGAATCCGGTGGCCCAGAGCGGCGTCCAGTGGGTCAGCGGTGAGCAGGAAGCCCGCAACTGGATGATTGCTCCTAACGCTGCCGTGGCGCTGTGGGACAGCACATCCCCCACAGTGTACCTCAAGCAGGCGGACGCCAGCGGCAAACCGTCCCTTAAAATTTATGACCTCGTAGAGCGCTCTCAGACGCCGCCTGCCTCACCGCAGGCTAAGGCCGTGGATTTTGTCACGCGGGAGGAGTTTGATCGTCTGGCGGCGATTGTGGGCGAAATTCGGGGCAAAGAAAAGCCCGCGAAGAAAGTAAAGGAGGCTGACGCTGATGGCTAATCCTTTTTTTAAGGCCATGGGCGGCGGTCAGATGCCGGGGCCGATGGGCCAATTCCAGCGGCTCATGCAGCAATTTAACCAGTTCCGCGCCACGTTTCAGGGAGATCCAAAAGCGGAGGTGGAAAAGCTGCTGCAATCCGGCAAAATGAGCCAGCAGCAGCTGAACCAGCTGCAGGCAATGGCAAAGCAATTTGAGAGCTTTTTGCGGTAATCAAAATCGTGGCCACGATTTGATTGATAAAATTTTGAAAGGAGAGATATTATGTCTCTATCTGACGGTATGCCGACGATGACCATGCCTGTGGCTCCCGCCAACACCTCCGGCAGCGGAAACGGCTTTGGCTGGGGCGGTGACGGTGCATGGTGGATCATTATCCTGTTTTTGTTTGTTTTTTGCGGTTGGGGCGGCAACGGCTGGGGCAACAACGGCGGCAATGGTGGCGGCGTGGTCGACGGCTATGTGTTGACCTCTGACTTTGCCAATGTCGAGCGCAAGATCGACAGTGTAAATCAGGGCCTTTGCGACGGATTTTACCAGCAGGCGCAGCTTGTCAACGGCACCAACATGGCGATGACCAACGGCTTTGCGCAGGCTGAGCTTTCCCGCAGTAACCAGCAGGCGGCTCTCATGCAGCAGTTGACTGCCATGCAGATGCAGAATCAGGAATGCTGCTGCAACACCCAGCGCAGCATCGAGGGCGTGCGCTACGACATGGCGGCGCAGGCGTGCGACACGCGCAACACCGTGCAGAATGCGACCCGCGACATCATCGACGCGATGAACAGCGGTTTCCGCGGCATTGATCAGCGTCTCACTGCGCAGGAGATTGCTGCGAAGGATGCGAAGATTGCTGAACAGAACCAGCGTCTTTTTGCTGCTGACCTCGCCGCCTCTCAGTCTGCTCAGACGCTTGATATGCGCAACTATGTTAGCGCACAGTTCGCGTATTACAATCCGCGCCCCGTTCCCTCGTTCAGCGTCCCTGCTCCGTACCAGTACACTGGATGCGGCAATCAGTACAACTGCAACGGGTGCGGCTGCTGACAACTGCATAGCATAGCTTTTTCCCCATGCGGGGAAAATGGTCGGCCCCGTGCCGATACTACGACAACGCGGCGGGGCAATAGCTCCGCCGCTGTTATATGAAAGGATTGATTTTATGGCTGAGTATACTAACTCCAATATTGTTGAGGTCGTGGCAGGCCAAAATGTGCCGCTGACTGAGACATCGGTCAACAGCAAGCCCTGCATCGTGCACCGTGAGGGCGCGGGCATTGTGACCCTGCGGGGCCTCACCAACCAGTGCAAGGCCCGTTTCCGGGTGACGTTTGGCGGCAACATTGCTATCCCCACCGGCGGCACGGTGGAGGCCATCACCGCCGCTTTGGCTATCAACGGCGAGCCGCTGACCAGCGCCACGGCTACCGTAACTCCGGCGGCGGTGGAGAACTATTTTAACATTTTTGTCAGTGCCATTGTGGAGGTGCCTCGGGGCTGCTGCCTGACGGTGGCCATGGAAAATACCAGCACACAGGCGATTAACTTTGCCAACTCCAACCTGACTGTTGACCGTGTGTCGTGAAAGGAGACGGACTATGCGAGATTATGATGATCTGCGGGAGATGCTGTGCAAAGAATTGGACGATCTCTACGATGAAACCGCTAAGAAGGGCGGCGTAAATGCTGCTGACCTGGATGCCATCCGGGATATTACCAGTGCCATCAAAAACACCTACAAAATTGAGATGTTTGAGGGCGGCGACTACTCCCGTGATGGAGACTGGGGCGCCAGCATCCGGGGCACCTATGGCCGGGGGAATTCCTATGCGCGGCGCGGCACCCATTATGTGCGGGGCCACTACAGCCGTGGGAATAGTCAGGAGCGGATGCGCATGCAACTGGAGGACATGATGCGGGAGGCTGATACTGACGCTGCCCGCGATGCAATCCGCCGCTGCATGGATGCTCTTGGAGACTAAAGGGGGTATGCCCCCATGGTCGACGAACGCGAACTGTCGTTATGGATTAGCCGGTTAGAAACAGAGGAGTCCAGCTGGGCAAACTATGAAAAGCTGGCGGCGCTGTATATTATCCAAAACCAGAACCGGGAACCGATAAGGGAAAGCCGTATGGTTGAGGCGTATTCTGAGGCCCCCGCGCCTGACAGCGATTTCCTCCGGGCGGTGTCTAACGTTGACCCGGCCCGTGCGTGGGAGGTCATGGACGAGCTGATGGACAGCTTGAAAGTGGTCAACGAGCGGGTTTATAATAGCGTCATGCGGAAATTGGAAGCGTTTTAAAAACGTCCCCCGCCTG